ATCTGTTGCTCCAATAGTTCTTACTAATTTAATGAAAGGATCTGTACCGTTTGTTCTGTAAACAAGATTTACAGATATTTTTAATTTACTTCCTGTTTGTGTAGTTGTAGTATTAGTTACATAACCAGAAATATCAGAATATGATGTACTTGTTACTGTTTGATAACTAGTAAAGTTTGCAATTTGATGTGTATTTTGATTAATACCTTTTTCAGTTAAACTATTCCATGCACTGCCATCATAACCTACAAAGTCTGATCCTGTCCAACGTATTTCACCACCAGTACCACTAGTTGATGTAATTGCTCCTAGTTTAATGATACCAGTAAAATCAATATCGCCTGTACCATTAATGTTGTTATTATTTAAATCTAAATTACCACCTAATTCAGGTGTTGAATCTTCAACAACATTTTCAATACTAACTGCTCTTGCTCTTGCATCAGTAAAATATAAATTAGTTGAACCTTCTGTAATTTCATCTGTGTTATCTTTTAACGCAATCTGTGAAGCAATGTATGCTTTAGTTGATTGCTGACTAGGTGCCCTAGTGTCACTGTCTGTTGCAAAACTATCTTCGTCAATAATATTGTTTGCAATCCTTGCATCTGCTCTTGCGTCTGTAAAATATAAGTTTCCAGTACCTTCAGAAATATTATCAGTAGTTGCCGCATTTATTCTTAACGTTGCTCTAGCATCTGCTCTAGCATCTGTATAATATAAATTAGAACCTTCTGTTAAATCATCTGTTGTTTTTGTTGCTAGTCTATTATCAAATCTAACGTCTGTATAATAAAAATTATTTGAACCTTCTGCTAAATCGTCTGTGGTATTAGAACTTAGATTGTAACCTGAACCTGTTGGAATTGCATTAATTGTAAATGTATTGTTAATATCATCATAAGAAAGTGAAATGTTAGTGCCTGCTTGTACCAGTGTACTAATTCTATCATCAACTCTTTCATCTGTGTAATATAAATTTGAAGTACCTTCTGATAATGCATCTGTTGTATGATTTGAAATATCTGAAACTGTTCCTGTAACGTCACCTGTCACATCACCTGTTACATCACCATTTAGATTACCTGTAACATCACCAGTAACATCACCAATGATATCTGTATTAATAGAAGTTTTAACAAATGGTGGACCACCACCTGCTTGATCTGAGTAGTATACGTCCCATCTACTATTTGTTTTACTCCAAGTAAAGAAACCGTGTCTTGAGCCGGTACCTTTATCTGCTTTAATACCAATAGCACTAGTATTGGAACTTCCAAAACCTAAGTCAATAACTTCATCAGTTATATTAACTGATCCTAAATTAGTTACACCGTTAACTGTTACATCATTTGTAAATGTGGAATTACCACCTGTGACTGTAAGTCCGTTTTGTAAATCTGCGTTTGCTGATGCTGTCAAACCTGCACCAGAAATATTTCCTGAACCTGTTATATCTGCCGCGGATAGATTTCCTGTTGCTGTGAGGTTTCCTGATAAGATAAGATCTGCACCAGTGATATTTGCAAAATCAACATCATCCGAAGAACCTAATCCTAAACCATTTCTAGCACTTGCTCCTGTGCTACCGCCAGTACCACCTGAAGAAATTGGTAAAGGTGTTGATAGTGAAAGTGATGCTGTTGAAAGTTCGTTTGTATTAACGTCATATGTTAAGTTCGGATCGGTTCCAAATGAACCTGCATTGTTAATGAGTAATTCTCCAGCATTACCAGGGGCTGAAATACCTGCGGCTGAAATATTTGTAATTTGTGAACCATCGCCTACAAAGCCACCTGTTGCTGTAATGGCGCCTGTAGTGCTTACTGTAGCGCCTGTAATGGCGCCTGTTACGTCAACTGCTATACTAGACGCAAATCTGTCTTGACCACCGTTATATTCGTATAAAAACGTTTTATCTGTGCCGGCCTTGATAATTATGCCTGCTCCGTCAGCACTAGCATCAGTTGTGTTATCTTTTGCTAGAACTAAGTCTTTGTCTGTTATTGCTACTGTACTTGAAGTAATAGTAGTTGTGGTACCTAAAACATCTAAGTTACCGCTGATTGTTACATCATTACTTACTAATACATTACCTGCTACGTTTAAATTTTTTACATCAGCCATGAATACTTCCTAATTGGTGTTTCTAATATTTATCATTAAGTGTATATTTTGGAGCGGCCATAAAAAAAGCAGGGCCGAAGCCCTGCTTTAATATTGTATAACCTAATATTACGATTGTGTAAATGTTAGGTTTGATACAGCAACTTTAGAAACGTAGTCGCCTGCGTTACCAAATGAATTTGCTGTGTTTGTTAACTCTTTGTAACCATAACGTGTCATGAATGATACAGTTGGTTCAAAAGTATTTGGATCCATTACAACGCCTGATGACATTAGTGGAACGTATGGGCAGTAGAACGCCGCCGCATCTGTTTCTGTTGAACCTTTGTAACCGATTAGAACATCGTCGTTAGCCGCATATGTGTTAACGTAGATCTTCATTGAGTTATTTAAAGTTCCTGCCAATTTAACGTTAGTTGGAGCCTCAAACGTACCTTCTGTTGTTCTAGCGAACGCTGAAGTTGTTGCTGACTGAAGTACTGTTAGTACGTTCGGTGAAACAACTGCCCAGTTAGCCGCACCACGACGTGTTCTTGCCGCGATTAGGTTTGCCTGCTCGTTCATTGTAATTGCTAGTACAGCATGAATATCACCCAAGAATGTTGGTGTGAAATCGTTTGAACCTGAAACTGCTGTTTGGTTAAATGTCGCTGATGAGTGACCAGCAAGTGACATTAGAGATGCTAGGATCTCTTGGTCAATTTCTGTTGTAATTTCTTGAGCTAAAGCCGCTAAGATTTCTGCTTCGATGTCTACACCGTGCATTGCTTGTGCGTCTTGTGCCGCTTCAAAAGTCCAACGAGCCGCTAACTTACGTGACTTCGCTTCGACTGTTTCTTTTACAATCTGAATTGACATATTACGTCCGCCGTCACCTTCTAATGATGATGTTGCGTCCGCTTTACTTGTTGTTGCGTTACCTGAATAACCAGCCGCAATCTGGAATGGTGATAATGCTTCATCACCAGCATTTACAGATTGACCTGCAACTGTTTCTGCGTAACGTACTCTCAACGTGTGAATTTGACCGACTGGACCAGTCATAGGTTGTACACCTACTAACTCGTTCGCAATGACGGTTGGCATAACACGTCTAATTACTGGTAGAATCACTTTGTTTAGTGATGCAATTGAACCAGCATTTGTGGCGCCTGAAGAAGCGGCTTCCTGAAGTGACTGTTTTGTGTTCTCTAGAACTGCACCCATTGTGCTTTTCTTAGAACCTTCTAGACCTTCTAGGAGAGCTTCTTTTGTGGCATCCCAGTTTTTACCTTCAAATAGATTAGCCATAATTAGTGTCTCCTCACTTTTTGATACCTGCTAATTTAACAATGTTATTAATGTCCCCATCAATAACTGCCGTATCTTCAACTGATTTAGTGACAACTTTGTCGCCTGTGTGCTCCTTCAGTGCTACTTTTTTAGTTGAAGTTTCTTCACCTGCTGTACCTTCATTCAGTACCGCTGGCAAATATTTCTTGAATGAACTGTCGAGTTTGGAAGTATCTACGCCCTCTAATAGTTCAATCATTATTCTTTTCTTTTCCTTGCTTAAACTTGAAGTCAACTCAGTAAGTTTATTTGTTCTCTCCATTTTGGACTCAACAATTTTCTTTTCTTTCTGAATTTTTTCTGCTTCTGCAACTGCTGTTTTTGCTGATTGCTCAGCCTTATCAACTGCCGCTTTAAGTTTTCTAACTTCAGTGCCTTCTGCAAGGTAACTAGTCATATATTCCGAAGCCATCGCTTCAAAAATCTTTCTGCCAAAGTTATTTTCTCTTGCTGTCTTAATATCTTCTTTTAATTGAGACATTTCAGTTTTTAGTACTTTACCGATTGTGTTTTCAACCTTTTCAGCACCTTTAGCAATGAACTTATCTTTCGCTTCTTGGATTTTCTTACGACCTTCTGCAACTAGTTTAACTTTTGCTTCGGCAAGAGAACGCTTATCTTCTGCAAACTCTTTGATTTCCTCTGCTAGTTTATCTACTACAAAACCTTCCATAGTTTCAAAACCACGGTTTAGGTTATCTCTATCAGAACGAAGTTCTTTTACTTCTTCTGCTAAAGTATTAGTAACAAACTTAGAAAGTAAATCGGCGTGTTCGGCCACTGCTTTTTTATAAGCAATACGTTCTTCAACCAGAGCGTTGCGATCTGACACAAACTCTGAAATTTCTGCTTTGATTGTTTCTTGAAGCATATTGTCCATTGCTTCAACTAGATTTGATTTATCGTTATCATATCTTGTTGCGAACTCTTCACGGAGTTCTGTAGCAATTTCTTCTCTTGCTTCTGCAATCTTAGCGTCAAAGGCTTCAGAGATAGTGGCTTTAGTCTGTTCGTCTAATAGATCACTTTCTAGTAACTCATTGATTGCTTTAGCCATAATTGTCTCCTTAATTTACCTTAAGCTCATTAATGAATTTAACGATATCACTCGTTAAATGTTTTTGTGCAACTTTGTCAACGTGTGCATATCTTGCCATACCATGCATTTTATGTCCGCCTCGCATATTCATTAAGGATTCGTACATACTCTGCGGATATGCATCCGGAGCACTTGGTTGTGCTACAACATCAACAGTAACGATTTCAAAATCTGAAACTTTACCATCTTCTGTAACATTTCCACTGCCTCGGCTTGATACTCCAAGTTTTGCACCGCTATCTAATAGCGTCTGGACTATATTTCCCATTGGTGTTGGAATGATTTTGAGCTTACCAAAACCATTCTTTCCATCCATCCACATCTCTGTGATCATATGGGAAACTCTGTCCAAATTGACCGTTAGTTCCTCAGGGTGGTCGGCTTCACCTAAAACAGAGTAGCCACCTTGTAGTTTTTCATTTACAGAATCCACTGCTCTTGAAATTTCATCTATAGGGTAAACTCTCTGGTTTTGATTACGCACACCACCTTGGATAAAGATACCTTTCATAAAAAGGTTCTTTGAACCATCTTTATTCTCAATTGACTCGACTCTAATTTGAGCGTCATCAAATGATAATCTTTCTAATAGTGGACTGTGCATTTTAACTTACCACCTTATACTTTTTTCATATCCGGTTTCGGTGTGTCCATACCCATATCTTTTGATGCAGGTGTTGAACCGCCTTTTTCGTCACCGCCACCAAATTCTGGTGCTTCGGCGCCGTT